TTAATGCATCTGAATTAGATTTTGATACACTTAAATCTAATCTGATATCATACATGCAGGAACAGCCAGGAGATTTCCAAGACTACAACTTCGAAGGGTCTGCAATGAACACTATGATTGATGTGTTGTCATACATTACTCATATTAACTCGGTTAATGCTAATTTTGCCCTGAATGAAACATTCTTAGATACCGCACAGTTAAGAGAAAGTGTCGTATCACATGCTAAGTTATTAGGGTACACTCCAAGATCAACTAAACCTAGTACGGCATTTGTCGATGTTGAAATGGTTAATCCTATTAATGTTCAAGATGATGATGGCAACTATCTTCCATTAAGTATGAATCGTGGTACAATATTCACTACCACTATTAATTCAGTAACCCATTCTTTAATATCAGACTCTGTACATTCAACCACAAGAGATGCTGATGGTAAATATGTATTTAAAAATGTAAAACTATTGCAAGGCCAGTTAAATAATCGTTCATATATTTACGACGAGACTGGGTTTGAGCATTACTTATTACAAGATAACTTTGTTAACACAGACACACTAGTCGTTGAAGTATACGAAAGTTCTACCTCTTCTAAGTATGAAACATTTGCAAATATTCCAAATATTATTAATATTGATTCAGATTCGACTGCATATTTTTTAGAAGAGTCACGAAGTGGGTTTTATGAACTTAAATTTGGTGATGGTGTTATTGGTAAGAGATTGACTCCAGGTAATATTATTAAAGTGAACTACTTAACAGTTGGTGCTTCGGATATTAATGGAGCATCTCAGTTTTCACTAGCTGATAATATTAATGGCAATACTGATGTTATTATTACAACTACTACTAGTGCTACTGGTGGAGCAAAAGCAGAAAGTACAGATTCAATTAAGTTTAATGCTCCATTAGGATTTGTTGCTCAAAACAGAGCTGTAACACCAGATGACTATAAAGGAATTATTCAAAATTCATATGGTAATGTTGATACAATGACTGTGTGGGGCGGAGAAGATAATATTCCACCTGATTATGGTAAGGTGTATATTTCAATTAAACCTCTCGACGGTGAGGTATTAACCCCCACTCAAAAAGCTGAGATTATTGGGGTGCATCTTAAACCAAAGAACGTTGTATCAATTACACCAGTTCTTGTTGATCCTAATTACACATACATTGATTTAGAAGTATACTTTAAGTATAACCCTAACATATCTAATGCAACAGCTGCAGCATTAGCTGAACAAATTAGAGATACGCTATCAGCATATAATAATGCAAACTTGAAATCATTTGGTGGTGTGTTTAGAAACTCTAATGTACTACAGGATGTTGATAATACTAATATAGCTATTGTGTCTAACATCACTAGAATATCAATGCATCAGACATTTACCCCTGTACTCCAATCTGAACGGTACTATGAATTTAACTTCAACCAAGCGTTAGGACAATTACACGCATCAATTAACTACATGACTTCCACACAGTTCACTTATAATGGTGAAATATGTGTATTGAAAGATTACTTCAACACGGAAGAAGCTAAGAACATTATCCAAATTGTTAATAATAATAACAAAGTGTTAAATCATACGGTAGGACACATTGATATCTTAACAGGTAAGGTAGTATTAGAAGGATTTAGTTTAGACACTGTTGTTGGATTAACAGATAAATTAAACATTATTGTTAAGCCAGCATCAAACGACATTAGTCCAATGAGAAACGAATTACTTGTTATATCATATAACTCTGCTAAGATTGTGGGAGAGATTGATACAATGGTAATTGGTGGTACAACTGCTGGTATTGATTACACTACAACGAGTAATTAAAGATGGCTGAGAATTATTTTAATATATCTTCATTTGTAGATGACTTAGTCCCTGAACACATTGTCACGGATTATCCAGAGCTTGTTGAGTTTATTAAAGTATATGCATTATACTTAGAGCATAAGAATAAATCTGGGTTTTACTTAAATCAATTAGATCATCAACGTGATATTGATATGATTGAAGAGGAGTTGCTACAAGAGCTCCAAAATGAAATTGGTGTTCCAATTCCCAGATCATTTAATGCAGACCCACGTATATTCTATAAACACTTAGTTGAGTTTTATAAATCACGTGGCACACCAGAATCTATTCAATCATTCTTTAAATTAATTTATGGTGATGAAGTAGAGATATACTTCCCTAAAGAAGATATGTTAATACCTTCTGATGGTAAATGGTTTAGTGTTGAGGATAGTATTAAAAATGATCCTTCTAAACATGCTGAAGCATATTCATTCACTCTAACCTCCAATGTATCAATTGTCGAGGGAGTGGATGATAGAGGGTTTACACTAAAAGTTGATGACGATTTAATATTTGTTGATGGCATATTAAACGAGGATTGGGTTCCTGGGTATTACTTAAGCGGTGATAACTATGTTGGGTATGTTAGATTTGGTACAGAGTTATTAAGCGGTTCAACAGTTAAAGTATACAAGAAAGGTTTATTCTCAACTGTTGATGGATTTGCATCAGATAAGAAGTATATACAAGACTCGTATTTTTACCAGAAGTTTTCTTATGTATTGAGAACTGGTAAGAGCATTGATGATTGGAAGAGTGCATTTACAAGATTGATTCACCCAGCAGGATTTATATTCTTCGGTGAAATCTTAATCTTTATTAACATGATGGAGTCTGCTAATAATGAGGTTCAACCTGGTTATCAAGACTCTGGTTTACCAAGAAATATTTACATCGACACAATTTACAGTACAATATCATTTATTGATTCTGGATCATATGTTGAAAAAGAATATACATATGATATCAACGTTGGTAATGAGTTTGGCTTTGTAGATCACTTTGACAATACCAAGTTTATTAACTTTAGAGCTATGAAAGAATACGGTCCATTAACTTTTGAAGACGTTATAAATAAACGTATAGACACACAAATCGGTTGTGATATAACCGAAACAACAACACCATAAGGAGACAGATTAAATGTCAGCAATTATAACGAACAAATTTAGATTAGATGCAACTGAAAGGTTTGTTGACAGTATGTCTAATGACACATATTACCTTGGATTAGGTAGACCTCATGCTTGGTTAGATGCTAATGGATTAGCCGATGAGAATAATCCAGATGTACCTGCCGAGAATGATTACACCACCAATACTGCATGGGAAAACATGTATGCTATGAAAAAGATTGAAGGGAATGACGTAATTTACGCAACACCTCGTAATCTTTGGGTGTCTGGTACATCATATGGTGAATACGATGACAGAGATGTTAATATCGAAGGTAAAGAATACTATGTTATTACAGATAACAATAACGTATACATTTGCTTACAATCAGCAGGAACGTCAACTCGTAATCCAGACTTAACAGGTGTGCAAACATCAGGCATTATTGATAACACATCTTATGATGGTTATATGTGGAAATATTTATACACCGTGCCTGTAGACACTGGATCTAAGTTCTTGACACAATCATTTATTCCTGTACAATATTTAACAGCTCAACCAGATCCTGGTGCAGATACTGCATTACTTAACCAATGGGCAGTGCAAGATAGTGCTGTTGATGGTGCAATTTACAACATTAAGGTTTCCGCTGTTGGTACTGGTTATACATCAGCTCCAACATTAGTAGTTAAAGGTGATGGTACTGGTTGTACCGCTACAGCTACTGTATCAGGTGGTAACATCTCTGGTGTTACAATTGTAAATGCTGGTTCTGGATATACTAAAGCTACTATTGAAATCACAGGTGGTTCTGGTTCGGGTGGAGTTGTTAGACCAGTTATTGGTCCGAAGGGTGGATTTGGTGCTGACCCAAGACAAGAATTAAGAACTCATTATATTGCGATTAATAAAGTATTTAATGGTTCTGAGAATGGTGACATCCCTTCAGTGAACGACTTCAGACAAATTGCGCTAGTCAAGAACCCTGTTGATGCATCTACTACAAATGTTGCTGCTACTAATGCATATAATGTGACTAAATCATTAGTTGTATCTGGTGGTGCATTTGCAGCCGATGCAGAAGTTATTGGTACAGACACAGGATCTAAAGCGATTGTGGTTGAACACGATTCAGTTAATGGTATTGTATATTATGTGCAAAACGAAGATACTGGGTTTGGAGTATTCAATGCAGATAACGATTTATTAAGATTAAGTTCAGCTACTACAGGTGGACAAGATATAACCTCTGTTGTTGCTCCAAAGATTAACCATTACTCTGGCGATATAGTATTCCTAGAGAATAGAACGCCAGTAAGTCGTGGTGCGGATCAGATTGAAACAATTAGATTAGTAATAGCATTCTAAATTAGGAAAAAATATGGCAATTAAATTTAATATTGAACCTTATTGGGACGACTTCACTGTACCTACAACGGTAGATGGGTTAAGTCCTAAAGAGAAGTACAATAAGATATTATTTAGACCTGGACATGCGTTACAAGCAAGAGAGCTTACGCAAATCCAGTCTATGCTTCAACAACAAGTGTCATCTGTTGGTGATCATATGTTTAAAGAAGGTTCTATTGTAGTACCTGGCCACGTATTTGTTCATAATAAGATTGATTACTTAAAGATTAGCAATCCAATTACAACTATAGCAGATTATGTTGGTGTTGAATTGTCTGATGGCTCTGTTACAGCTAAGGTTGTACACGTAGAAGCATCTACTGATAATGACCCTGTTACTTTATATGTCAACTATGTATCAGGTAATGGGACATTTGCAGATGCAGCAACAATCACTGATGGATCATTAATTACAGCTACCGTAGATTCATCTGGGTTTGGTTCATTAGTTTCTATTGATGAAGGTATCTACTACATTAAGAAACACTTTGTTATTGTTAAGTCATCAACGGTTGTTCTTGGTCGATACACTCATGATGTTTCATATGATGTTGGTTTGCGTATTGAAGAGAATATTATTTCTGCTGGTAATGATGAATCTCTTAATGACAACGCTTTAGGTTCTCCTAATGAATCTGCTCCAGGTGCACATAGATATTCAATCACAACTAAATTAGTTAAACGTGAGATATCTTCTGATATTGGTAACTTTGTATTGCTTGCACGACTTGAAAGTGGTCGTATTATTAAGCAGGCTAGGACAACTGATTATGCTATCGTTGAAGACACGTTGGCAAGACGTACATTCGACGAGAGTGGTAACTATACAGTTAATCCATTCCCAGCTTCAATTAAAAACCATGTAACAGATGACACTAAACTAAACATTGGTATTGAACCATCAAAGGCATATGTTCGTGGTTATGAAATTGAAACACTATCTACAACAGATGTTACCTTCGATAAAGCGAGAGACGCTGGATTAGCCACTGATAAAGTTATTACAGTTGATATCAATAACTATATTGATATTGAGAGTATGACAGGTCTTCCAGATATTACAACATTTGATACAGTATCGTTAAGAAACTCAAGTAATGCTGAGGTAGGTACTGTTCGTGTAAGATCAATTCAAGCACTAACAACATCAACATACAGATTACACGTGTTTGACTTAACTGGATCAATTAACACAGCAACAACAATTGAATCTAATACTTCATTTGCTTGTACTATTACTACGGGTCAATATAACTTAGCTACAGACACCTTAGTGTTCCCACTACCATTCTCAAGAATTAAAACTTGTAATGCTGAGACTGATCCATTACAACCAGAAGACTTTAACTATTCTTATGAAGCTAACAGAGAGTTTAGTGCAGTACAAGTTGCACAGAACCAAGTGCAGTTTGCAGCTAATATAGCAGATGAGACTTTTGGCCCATTTGATGCTGTTAACTGGATGATGCGTAATGACTTCAATGCTGAAGTTATCCCATTAACATCAAGTCAAGTTGTGGTTAATAATAGTAACAATCCACCACAAGTAACTATTACTGGGTTGCCTGCTACAGCGGAGACTAAGTTTGTTACGCTGATTGCTCCGGTCAATAGAACGCTAAAGCATAAACAGAAATCATTAATTTCTAATCATACAGTTGTATTAAATGCATCTTTAGACTATTCGCAATGGCAACATTTAGATCATTGTGATGTACAAGTGATTACATCTATTATTGAAAACAGTCAAGATGTTACTAAACACTTCGACTTTGATAGTGGTCAACGTGATACACATTATGCTACAAGTTCAATTAAGCTTAAAGCCAATACAAACTTTACAGTGACAGGTGACTTAGATGTTACATACAATTACTTCGATCATGGTACGGGAGATTTCTTTACTATTGATTCATACAATAACCAAGTAAACTACGAAGACATTCCTAGCCATGGTACAATTGAATTGAGATCAGCGGTAGACTTTAGACCTCGTATGAATAATGGTGGTTCTAACTTTACTGGCACTGGAGCTTCTACATCTACATGTCCAAGACCTAATACACAATTTGCTACTGATATCCAATATTACTTAAATCGTATTGATAAAGTTTATTTAGATAAAGACGGTGAGTTTGGTGTTCTTAAAGGTGTAAGTGACTTAGAGCCTTCAGAGCCTGGTATGCCTAAAGATGCAATGGTACTATACAACTTGTATGTACCTGCATACACAATGAGCCCCGAAGAAGTTGAAATTCAATTCATTGATAACAGACGTTACACGATGCGTGATATTGGTAAGTTGGAGAAACGAATCAACAACTTGGAGTATTACACGGTACTATCTCTATTAGAGAAAGAAGCGTCGGATAAGCAAATTCTAGGTGCTGGAAACATTAGTAAGTTTAAGACTGGATTCTTAGTAGATTCATTCCAATCAACAAATGTTGGTGCGGTTGATAATATTGAGTACTCGACTGGTATTGATAGAGATAAGGGTTTATTAAGACCTTTGTTCTCAGAGAATAATGTATCAA